TTCAAGCTGGGAGCTCGACCATCCAGAAGACGGCCGGGTGAAGTTTGGCTCCAAGGAAGCTTTGGAGTGGTACAATCACCACAAAAATCTGCAGACCTTTGGCAAAGAGCGGGAGTCTTTCGAGCTGGAGCGTCGAAAGATGTCTGGGGAGCTGGATGAGTACAACAGGTACAAGTCTTGGGCTCAGCAGAATCCGGGCCTCTACCAGCAGATCCTCCAGGAGATCGACGCTCGCATGCGCGGCGAGGCTCCGCAGCAGGTGGTGGGGGACAATGGGCAGGTCATACCGCCGCAGCTCCTACAGCGTATCGAGGCCATCGAAGGACGCATCGCTGAGGAGCGCAAGCAAGCGGAGTTTGCAAAGGACGACGCTGACATGGAGGCTGGCATCCAGGCCGTCCAGAAGAAGTATCCCGACTTCAAGCTGGATGCGCTCGACAGTACCGGGAATAGCCTGCTGGTGCGCGTCTTGCAGCACATGAAGGAAAACGGGTATACCAGAGGTAAGGACTTTGAGTACGGCTTTCGCAGCTACATCCTCGACAGTGCCATAGAGCAGGCGAAGATGAGCGGACGGCAGGGGCTCCAGAAGGACATCGAGAAGCGCCAGAGGACTGGCGTGGCATCGACAGCCCCGGCAGGAAGAAACCCCATCTCGCGTCCGGTGAGAAATGCCGCTAGACTGACTGATGAAGAAGCACTTGAGAATGCAGTCGCCGATGCAAATGCCATGGGTGGACTCGCCTAAGACCTGACTTTTGACCCTCCTTGTGTAAGCCCCATCTGCTGAAAAATCTGTCTCCACTCAAGAACTACATCCTCACAAGGAGGGTCTTTAGCGATGCCTGGAAGCTATACGCAGGTCTCGGCGCTCACCGAGAAGCACTTCATGCCAAAGGTGCATGATCAGATCTTTGACTCGAATATCGTGGCACGTCGTCTCAAAAAAGGCGGCCGGTACAAGAAAACCCCGGGCGGCACGAGCATCGTGATACCGCTCAACTACGCGATGGCATCAGCGTCTGCCTGGTATCAGGGATCTGAGGATCTCAATATCACGGACAATGATGTGATCTGCGCAGGCCAGGTGGAGTGGGCTCAGCTCCACGCCGCAGTGGTGATCTCCGGTCTGGACCGGCTGATCAATGCTGGCCCGCAGCAAGTTCTCTCCTTCGTCCAGCAGAAGATCGAGATCGCCAAGAAGACCATGATGGACAAGCTTGGCACGGGCATCTTCTCTGACGGCACAGACTCCAAGTCTATCGTGGGCTTGCGTGACTGGGTCGCGACCGACCAAACCGTGGCGGGGCTGTCTCAAACTACTAACACTTGGTGGGCCGGGCAGGTCGACTCGACCACGACCACCTTTGGCCTCTCCGCGCTGCAGACGGGCTACACGCTCTGCTGCATCGACAATATGAAGCCTACGCTGGGTGTCTGCACACGGGCCATCTTGAATCGCCTGTGGGGAGCACTGCAGCCCCAACAGCGCTTTACGGACAGCGAGACTGCCTCGGCAGGCTTCTCCAATATCATGTTCAATCAGGTGCCGGTGGTTTTTGACTCGTACTGCCCGGCGAACCACTTCTTCTTCTTGAATGAGGACAACCTCGGTCTGCACTACCATCCGGAGCGGGACATCAAGATGATGCCCTTCGCCGATGTGGTGGGTAATGACGTGCAGGTGGCGCAGATCTACTGGATGGGCGCTTTTGCTTCTTACAACAATCGGACGCACTTCAAAGCGTCTGCACTTTCGGCCTAAGGGGGGGCTTTGCAGCAATGACAATCCAATCGAAGTTCCCGCGCTTTTGGCCCATCTCGCTCGTCTCGGGAGCGGTGGACAAGAATAGCCCTGAGGTCGGCACAGAGACCCAGGTCGGCGACGTCAAGTACCGCTTCATCTACAACGAGGGCACTACGTCCATCGCTGTGGGTAATGGCTGCAAGATCGCCTCCGGAGCCTCTGGCTACACGGTGACAGTGTCCACCGCATCGGTGATTGACCTTCTTGTGGGTGTGGCTGTGCACGCATCCATCCCGACCGCAAACTACGGCTGGGTGGCGACGCAAGGCAAGGTCACAGTGCTCATGGAGACCACTGTCTCGGTGGCGTCCGGTGAGGGCTTGCGGCTGGGCGCGAATGGCGCCTTTGTGTCACAGAGCATCGCAACTGGCAGCTACTTGCCTGCAGTCGGTCGCCCTGTGGCCTCGATTGCATCGAATGGCTCGGGTACGGCCTTTATCAAGGCGCACATCTGACCAAGCAGTTTCCCTTTGGGGCTCTCCACTGTGGGAGCCCCGACTTCCTTTCCATGAGATATCTTACTGAGACACAGACAAGGAGTTCCATAAATGCGCGTCAAAGAGCCCACCTACGCACAAGTCAAGCTCACATACAAGAATGTCATCCCGCATCCCACGATGGATCTCATCCAGCTCATGAATCGATCGTCGGCGGCAGATCCCGGCACGATCGAGCACTGGCGGACGACGTGGGTAAGCCAAATGAAGGCCAATGACGCCAGGTATGGCTTCCTGGGTGAGAACACGGCGGGGGTGCTCTTCAATAAGCACCAGGGTGGGGTGGCTATCTGTGCTGGGTCGGGACCGTCGCTGAAGCGAAATGCGCATCTGCTCAAAGACCGACCAAAGCATGTGACGCTCTTGTCCTGCCTGCACAACTTCCACTTCATGGAAGATCAGGGCATCCCGGTAGACTACTACGTCACGGTGGACGCTGGACCGGTCACGATCGAGGAAGTCTCTGAAGGCGGTTCCAAGCCCCCAGAGGCATACTGGGAGGCGACCCATGGTAAGACCTTGCTCGCCTTCGCAGGAACGCACCCTGAGCTCCTGGCGAAGTGGCGTGGACGCGTGCTCTTCTTTGATGCACCAGTCGGCGACAAAGCTATCCGAGAGTGCCTGCCCGTGGAGCGTAGACCGCTGCCGTGGATAACGGCTGGGGGGACTGTCCTTGGTGCAGCCTTCTCGCTCGCGAAGTGCGTCCTCGGTACAGCGGTGCAGGCTTTCGTGGGAGCGGACTTTGCCTTTGGCTACGACCACAAGTTCCACCCCTGGGATAGCAAGTATGACGCTTCGATGGGAAATGTGGAGTGGTGGTACGACATCTATGGCATCCGCGTGCCAGTATGGCCATCGTACTTCGGCATGAAGTGCTGGTTCGACCACAAGTTTTGTGTCGTCCCTGGCATCTACTTCAACTGCACGGAAGGTGGTATCCTGGGCTCGTACCCTGAGGGAAACATTGCCCAGGTACGCGCGATGGACCTCGACGAATTCCTTTGGATGACCAATCTGAGCAAATTTCTGGCACCACAGTGCCTTGAGGCAAAGTACGATGAGACCATCGTATTTTAGGGGGTAAATCATGGCTTTCACGACATCTATCATCGCCAGGACTGTGCACGGCAATCAGCGGACGGTGCTGGCACGCATCACCGCAGACGCTGAGACTGGCACATCCGCTACTGGACTCGCGAGCATCGACCACTTTGTGGCCACGGCTGTGAGCCTGGCGACTGGGAACTACAAGCTGTCGGCCACGGCTGGCACGCTCACGCTCTCAGGCTTGGCCTCTGGCGACGCGATCAATGTGATCTGCTACGGCCGCTAACCCATAGGAGGCCAGACCATGGGCTGGGGCGTACACTCTGTCTTTTCCGTCTCCATCGCATCGGCTGTATCGCAGTCGAGCGCCATCGATCTCGGCAGGTCGTGGCAGAATGTCATCTTGGGCATTCCATCCACGACAAGCGGCACGGACTACGGCGTGATGGTGTCGGATGCCAGCGACGGCACGTATCGGAGGCTCAATCATGCGCCTACGAACTCTGCTGTGGCGACGGTGAATCCGGTGCAGATCGCGAGCACGGTCACGAATGCCATGGTGCCTCTGCCAGCGACTGGCTTTCGCTTCATGAAGATCCTGCACACGAGCCAGACCGTGGACAGCTCATACGCGTATAAAATCATTTGTGGTGACTAAACTAGGAGAATCGCATGTACGCTGCAGAACCCAAGCAAGAAGTCGTGCCCCGCGTGAAGGTGTGGAATGAGATGACACATGACTTTGCGCAAGAGGTGAAGGGCAAGAAGTACGCCATCCCTGCTGGCAAGCACATCGAGCTCGACATCTTTGAGGCGAATGACCTTTTGTCTGCCTACTTTCCATACAAGAAACTAAAAAGTGGCCTGCAAGACCCGATGACGATGAAGAAGCTCCGCATGGAGCGCATCGACGGCAAGGCACTGGCTGGCACTTTTGACCTGCCTCCGAATCGGTGCATGCACTGCGGATATGACGCAGACGACGGCACAGAGCTGGATGAGCACCTCATGGACTTCCACCTGAATGACATGAGTGCGGAGGATGTGAAGAAGGTCACAGTGCGCCACCGTGCGGCTCAGAAGAAGGCTGCGCAGAAGGCTTCTGTGTACCGAAAAGAGACCACTACCAACACTGGCAGGGAGAGCACCGAGCTCTTGCCCAAGCAGAAGCCTCTGGCGCCCGAGCGCTACAGACCATCGGGAGAGACGGCAAAATGAGGAATGTGTGCGAAGAGAGAGCAGAGGCGAGCGGCATCGTCCTTAAGGGACGCTTCCGTGCCGTGCTTGAAGGCGCTCCCGGCGAGATCAAGCGCATCGTGGAGGGGCCGAATGTGGTCTGCACGAATGGCAAGGAGTGGCTGGCGTCTTTCTTCGCATCCGCTGCAGCTACGGCAGCGACGCTCACGGCCAAGTACATCGCGATCGGGACAGGCACAACGGCCGAGTCAGCGGCTCAGACCGCGATGGTGACAGAGACCGCGCGGGTATCTGCAGGCGCGATGTCTTACGTGTCCAACCAGATCTACCGTGTCATAGCGACTTTCGCTTCTGGCACGGGTACTGGCGCAGTCACGGAGTATGGCCTCTTCACGTCGAGCGCGAATGGCACGATGATCTCACGCGACCTTGAGGATGTGATCAATAAGGGCGCGAATGACACACTCACCGTGCAGTACGAGCTGACGATCTCATGAGGTGGCAGGATGGCCGACCACACGCAGACGATCAGCAACAAGCTCGCGGTGGTGGGTGGCGGCCCTTCGACCAAGTGGAATGACTTTCTGTGGGGCACTGGCAAGTGGGGCTCTGGCTCGACGCCATGCCCTTTTGTAGTGACTCACCATGTGACGAATAGCCTCACGCCGACGGCAGCACCATACAAGCTCACGAAACACCAAATCACTAACACGCTGGTGCCAGATAATGCTGTCTATAGGGGTGCATCTCGCTTTGTGCAGAACTCGCTTGCGCCTACGAGCGACATGACCTCTGAGACTCTCTCGGATCCAGTGGGCTGGTATCACGTCTTCCCTGGGCCTGCGACCAATGGTGAGAGCGCTGCGAATACGACTTGGACGAGCGCCACGGCGAGCACTGCGAGCTGGGCGAGCGCATCGGCTGCTGGCACTTCTTGGACTTCGCTATGAGGGATGCACATGACACCGACTGAAATCACGGATGCGGCGCGGTACATCTACAATGCTGCTGGGAGCAACTTCTGGACAGCATCTGAGATGCTGACGTACCTGCTGATGGGCTGTGGTGAGATGGCACGCTACACGCGGTGCATCGAAGCGACGCTCAGCACGAGCACTGTGGCGTCTCAGCAGGAGTACGACTGGCCAACGTATGCGATGATCATAAAGCGCATCACATATGCAGGCCAGAAGCTGCAGCCGATCACAAAGCGGCAGTACGACTCGATGAATATCACGGGGGCGACGGTCACAGGAACGCCGCGCTACTACTACTGCTGGGACAGGGTCTTTGTGCTGCATCCCACACCTGCTGCTGTCGGCACGCTCAAGGTGTGGACGTACAACTTCCCGCAGACGATCACGGCGAGCTCCACGCTCGAAGTACCGATCCAGTGGCATCCTTGCCTCGTGGACTTCCTGGTGTGGCGCATGGCTCTGAAGGAGAAGAACTTCCCTATCGCGAGTGCACAGCAGTCGATCTGGCAGGGACATCTTCAGCAGATCAGAAGTGAGATCGCGCTGTCGAAGGGCTCTGACGGGCCAGGAGCTGTGGAGTCCGAGGAGTGCCTTCCCTTCACACAATTTGGGACGGTGTAGGCCATGGCGCAGGCGAGAAAGACATCCTTCAACTACATCATCCCACCACAGGGACGGCAGCTCCTGGATGGGGGTCTCAATAACAAGTTTGAGCGCTCCGTCATACAGCCGAATGAGTCTCCGGACTGCCTGAATGTGATCTTTGGTGGTGGCACTGCGGAGACTCGTCCTGGGACGACGCGTATCAACTCCACGGGTGCAGCCAGTGCGGCCTTTGATGGCATCTTCACGCGTCACACGGACACGGGTGCATCGAGCCTCATCGCAGTGCTGAATGCGAGCGTGTACGTGCTCTCTGGTACGGCCTTCGTGTCGCTGCCATCGGCGCTGTCGGTCTTCACTGCTGGCGCGCTGGTGGGCTTTTCGGAGTTCCAGAACTACGTCTTTATGGGCAATGGGGGGGCGGCGCCGTACAAGTACAATGGGACGAACTTTACGAGGCACGGCATTCCTATGCCGAGCTCAAATACGCTGTCGCTGGCGTCTGGCAACTCGGGTGGGCTTACCGGGGACTACCGGTACAAGTTCTCGTACGTTAACTCGGCGCTGGTGGAGGGCGACGTATCAAGCGCCACGGCCACTTTCACGGCCGCTGCAGCCACGATCTCAGTCACAAGCATCCCGACGGCTGCAGCCTCACTGGGCATCATCGCTCGGCGGCTCTACCGCACGCAGGCAGGCGGATCAAGCTACGCGCTGGTGACTTCCATCGGGAATAATACGGACACGAGCTACAGCGACACTGTGGCGGATGGGTCTCTCACCACTGCAGCCCCCACAGACCAGGGGGAGCCTCCAAACTATCAGGTGGTGAAGTACCACGCTGGCAGGCTTTTCGTGAATGACCCGGCGAATCCTAACTACATCGTGTGGTCGGAGGTCGATAATCCCTACGTCTTCAAGGCCGACAGCTTCATCAAGATCGGGGATGCCACGAGCGACCTGGTGGTGACTTTCGAGCCATACGACCAGCACTTGGTGGTCTTCTGCCGAAACTCGGTCTTTATCTTGTACATGCCGTCCACGGACGATGCGGACTGGGTGCTCCTGCGCACGCGCTCGCCGTATGGCTGCCGCTCTCCCTTTGGTGTGGCTGCGGAGCGAAATCGGCTCATCTTTGCAGCGACGGAGGCCGACCGCTTCGTTGGCTTTGCCGAGCTCCAGGGTGCTGCCCTCACGACCGATGCCACGCTTCTGACGGACGCTGTGATGGGCTCGGACCTCGTGAGCCAGCAGATCGAGCCTGACATCGCGCTGGTGCCATCGACCATGGTGCCCAAGATCGTGATGCAGGTGTACAAGTCCAAGGTCTGGATCGCGCTGGCCTACGGGGCGAATCAGACGACGAATAATCGCGTGTACATCTATGACTTCTCGATAGCGAATCTGCAGAAGCGAAAGGCGTCATGGGCACCCCAGAGTGGCATCGCCGCCTCCATGTTCTGCATCTACAGCAGCACCATCACCTGGGGCTCAGCGACCACCTCTGGCCTGGCTCTCAAAGGCGACCAGACGGCGTACAATGACGATGGGTCGGCGATAAACTCATACTGGTGGGGCGCTGAGGTCTCTGGCCTCAAGGGGCACGAGGGGTACTTTAAGAACTGGCGGCGGGTGACGCTTCTGGTGGAGAAGTACGGAGCCTACTTCATGCAGGTCCGCTATCGTCTGGACTCGGACCTCTCGACGCTGGGAAATACGCAGGATATCGACCTGAGCCCCGGCGGGAGCACCTGGGGCTCTATGATCTGGGGCTCTGCGAACTGGAGCGTGGGCCAGAAGATGGAAGATGAGAAGGTCGATCTGGGCCAGTCGCCAGGGGAGCGCATCCAGGTGGGCTTCTCCAATAAGAACACGGTAAATCAAGGTTTCAAGGTCCACGGCCTCACGATAGAGTACGATCTCAGAGGACAGAGGTGACAAGAGATGGGACAGAGAACGGTCTTTGACTCGCAGCGGGACATTCTAGCCCGGCAGTCGTCCAAGCGCCGCGAAGAGGGGCAGTCTGCTGTCGATCGCAAGCTTGCGTCGATGGGGAATCTGAACTCTGGGGCGGCACTCAAGATCAAGCAGAAGGTCGATGCTGCGGAGGCAGACAACCTCAATACGGGGATGGCGCAAGTCAATGCCGCAGAGCAGCAGCAGAGCTTTGCAAGCCAGGAAGCGCAGAAGCAGAGGGACTTTGCTGCGACTGAAGCCGAGAAGTCGCGCGGTGCGCAAGAGAGCCAGTTTACCAGAGGCTTGGCGCTCCAGAAGGCTGGTCTCGACGAGCAGACGGCTGCGCGGCTTGACTCGCTCAAGCTGTCGCGTGAGCAGATGGCGATCCAGGATCGGCAGTTCGGGGACAGCTTGAGCTGGCAGAAGACATTGGGATCCAATCAGATGTGGCAGCAGGGCGAGCAGCTTAAGCTCCTTGAAAGGCAGTTTGAAGAGGACAAGAAGACGACGCTCTTCAATAAGTACATCGAAGGCAAGGAGTCTGGTGTCTACATCGATCCAAAAACAGGCGAGATCATGGACCAAGTGGCTGCGCAGACAGCTGAAGCGGATAGAGTGAAGATCGAGCAAATGAGAAAAGAGATAGAAAGGTACGAACGTGAAAAGAAACGGCCCAAAATTAATACCCCTAATGATAATCGGGGGCGCCGATGATTCCAGTACGCGCGCCCAAGCAGAAGGTGATCCAGGGGAAGTCTGGCACCGATAGTGGGCGAATGTATGGCACTGGCATCGGTGCTGCAGTCGGGGGTGTCATTGGTGGTGTTCTGGGCGAAAGCCCCCAAGGTGTAGCCGCAGGCGCGTCTGCAGGTGGCTCGCTAGGCGGCTTCGTTGGCGGCCTATTCGACACCAAGGGAGAGGCCAGCACGCTCGCTCCGCAGAAGACCCATGTGGCGACACGCGACGACACGGCTGTGGATGCCAAGATCCGTCAGCTACAGGCCGAAGATCCGATCAATCAGCTCCAGGATGCGATCAAGACGCTTCCCACGATGAGCCCTGAGATCCAGAACGAGTATCAGGACCATCTCCTAAATGCATACAAGACCGAGTGGCAGAGGAGGATGAGCTGATGGCAGTCCTGGTTAAGCAGCCTAAACCACCAGAAGACCCCGGCATCATCGACGAGACGCGCTTTGGCAGCCTTCTGAAGGCTATCGACCTCATC